CGTATTCGCGTGAGGCGTACCTGGATACATCGAAGCCGGAGATTCCGTATGAAGAGTTTATTGACCGCGGGCTTATCCACTTCTCTATCTACGACAATGAGCGTTCGATTCCGAACCTGATGGATGGGCTGAAAATCTCGTTGCGTAAAATCCTGTTTGCGGCGTTTAAGAAAGGGGGTCTGAAAACGGAAATCAAGGTCGCGCAATTCAGCGGGTATGTGTCCGAGCATGCCGCGTACCACCATGGTGAGGCGAGTTTGAATGCGGCGATTGTAGGGATGGCGCAGAACTTCGTTGGAAGTAACAATATCAATCTGTTCGAACCCAATGGTCAGTTTGGGACTCGCTGTGCTGGAGGAGACGACAGTGCGAGCGAAAGATACATCTTCACCCAACTCAACCGTCTCACGCGACTTATCTACCGCCAAGAAGACGACGCGGTGTTGTCGTATATCGATGACGATGGGCAGATGGTAGAGCCGGTGTATTATGCTCCAGCGATTCCGATGATTCTCGTCAATGGAAGCAAGGGAATCGGAACGGGATTCAGCACGGATATTATGCCGCATAATCCGGTTCAAATTATCGCGTATATCCGCGCGATGCTCACGGACGGCGACCGTCCCGTCATTGAGCCCTATTTCAAGGGATTTAAAGGGACAATTAAGAATATCGGTGCTTCGGCGGCTAACGCAGCCTCCGGTGCGTCCACATTCCACGTGGCCGCGATTTTGCCTTCCGCAAAATATCTCATCAAAGGAACCTACGAAATCATCGCCGACCGTAAAGTCCGCATCACCGAGCTCCCGATTGGAACATGGACAGACGATTATAAAGAATTCCTGGAAAAGTTGATGGAACTTCCGGCGGAAAAGGACAAGGACAAGGGAAGTGGTGGAAGCGCCGGCGCCGCAGCAGCAACCGCCTCCCCCGTCCTCAAAGAATATACGGATATGTCAACCGACGCGGTTGTGGATATCACGGTGACGTTCCATCCAGCGTACCCTCATACACCGAAAGACCTTCAAGCGGTAATCATTGACGCGGATGCCGGGACCAACAAACTGGAAAAGCTCCTCGGGTTATTCACGACGCAAAGTACGACGAACATGAATCTCTTCGACCCGCGCGAGAAACTGCGTAAATACGCGAACATCTACGACATCATTGAGGACTACTACGTGGAACGTCTGGCCCTGTATTCGAAACGCAAGACGGCGATGTTGGCGCAACTCGGGAATGAACTGCGTGTCCTCACGAACCGGGCGCGATATATTCAGGAAGTGCTTGACGACAAATTGGAATTACGTCGTCAGACAAAGGAGGCGATTCACGCAAAGATGACCGCACACGGTTATGAACACATCGAGGGGGATACCGAGTATAAATACCTGCTGAAGATGCCGATGGATAGCGTGACGGATGAGAATGTCAGGCATCTTCTCAGCGAACGCGACTCTAAGCGCACACAACATCAACAACTTACAGATACATCGATTCAAGCGTTATGGACCAAGGACTTGGATGAATTGGACTCGGAGTATCGCAAGTGGGCGATGGCGGCGGATGCGGCGTCGGTGGCGATGACGAAAACGACGAGCGCAGCAGGAGGAGGAGCAGCGAGCAAGAAGAAGATGGTCATCAAGAAGGCGTAAGTAATACCAATAATACAAATAATAATAAATGATTTTTATTATTGTTCGGCTGCGTCTCATTTCGCGTGGCTCCATTCGCATCGCATCGCCTTGTCTCATACGGGGATACATCTACGGGAGTCAATATCGAGCAAGACCGCGAACGAGGAGCGAAAGGAGGTGTGAAAGGAGGCAACGCCTCCTGAGCACCGCATTGAACGACGAGTGTAGCCTAAAACCAAGGCTTCAACTCCAACGTCTTGTGCTTGTAATCCGAGAAATTCGGCCGCGCCATCGGCGTATACATATTAGTGACATCGCGCTTGTACTGGATATATCCCTCCGCCTCGCCGTGTATTCTAGGAACACAATATTCAAATACTAATTCATTCAACTCAATAATCTGGGCGCGGATTTCGGTCGGCGCATTGGTCGCATTTTGGAGAAAAATAGTGCGCATAATGATACGCAAGGTATCGCAGTCCTGTTCGCCAATTACGTATTTTCCGTTGGACCGCTGGTAAACGCCGGCGCGAATACCGTTCTGGATAATCTGCATATTCTCTTTACTGAAAAATGCGTTGGAGAGGGGCGTATTCTCCCATATCCCATTTAAAGCATCGCGGTAGGTAACGCACTGATGGACTGGGTTTTTATCATAAAGCGCGAATTGGTCTTGCGTGAGGGGCGTTACAATATCAAGACGTCCATTTTTGGGTTGACCGATGAAGGTGTTTTCTGGAGCTGCGTTATAGTTCATTTCTTATACATTGAATACAGATTATTTCTCTAAATACAATACCAATTCTTTTTATATTTATAGTATATAGTCATAACAACGTTATTAGGATAAACATGGATTTCATTTCAGGTACTAAAAATACAGGTTCATCGGCAGGTATCGGGAGTTCCGGTTCTGATGCGGGTTCCGGAAATGGAGGAGGCAGTGGGATGTTTAGCAGTTTTTTCAATTTATCTATCCAGAAGATGGTTCTGTTATTGGCGATGATTGCCTTTGTTATTTCAGTGGGAACAGTCGCGATTTTGTTATGGAAGTCAAAGAGTTCGCAGAAGTGGCCGCCTGAAACCGCGAAATGCCCGGACAGGATGATATTAAACGATAATAGAACTAGTTGTTCGGACCCATATAACATTTACACTGGACCTGCCATCGCATCAGACTCCGCTGATAATTGTAATAATTACAATACGATTAAAGGTATCACAGCTTATAGTGGTGTAAATGGTGATGGATATATCCCATGGGAGGGTGTTTTGGACGGTAAAGCGTCGAAAAGCGCGTCGTTGAAGTGCTTGTAATGAAATGGAATGGAATGGAATGTAATGGAATGGAATGGAATGGAATGTAATGTAATCACAGCAAGTATTTACATTACAATGAACGATAGCGAGCGCACGAACGAGCGAACGAGCGGACGGTGAGCGAGTGAGCAATCATTATAACCGATATGCTCCAGGTGAAGCACCAGACGCCTGTTGTGCGACGGCGGGAAGAGAGTCAGATGCTGATCCCGATCCGTAAATGCCAGCCTTCATATTTCCGGTGATGCACATCGAATAGAACAAGCGACTCTGGAAGTACATCAGCGCGTATACCAAAATCATCAAGAATGAATAAAAGGTACTCATCATTGACACCTTTCCCCTAAATAACATAAGAAGAGCTGATAAGAATCCTAAACCGGCAATTGCCAAAAATATGAAATTCACGACAGTAAGCCAATAAAAGAGCATACAATAATCCTTATCAAGAGGAGCGAATAAACTTTGAATAGGATCCATTATTTGAACTGGTTATAAGCGGGTTATAATATATAAAAAGAAAAAACATATGTTAAATAACCAACAAATTATAACATAATACCCAAAGAACATCCACCGCAAATGTCGATCCCCGCCACCGCCTCGCCCTCGCCTGCCATGGCGAACAATAGCATCAATTATAACACATATCTAGGCCGCGACACCATCTACAATAACCTCCGCGACTTCCTCGCATCCTTTCAGAAAAACAAGAGCGACCTCACATTTAAGCGCGGGGTCTATATCTATGGCGCACCCGGCGCGGGAAAAACCGAGTTCATCGTCCGTCTTCTAAAAGAACTAAACTATGACATTATTAAATACGATGCGGGCGATATCCGGAATAAGTCCATCATCGACTCCATCACCCAGCACAATATTTCCGATAAAAATATAATGTCGATATTCCAGCGTAAAATCCAGAAAATCGTTATTGTGATGGACGAGCTCGACGGAATGAATAACGGCGACAAGGGCGGTATTACGTCCCTGATTAAACTGATTCGCCCTAAAAAGACCAAAAAACAGAAACAGGAGGAAATCACGATGAATCCCATTATTTGTATCGGAAATTACCACATCGACAAGAAAATCAAGGAGCTCATGAAGGTCTGTCACGTATATGAGCTGAAAACGCCTACACCCTCGCAAATGTCGACGTTGGTGGATATGACGATGCCGAACCTGGAAATCGGCCTACGTAAAAGCATCCTCGCGTTCATTCAGGGCAATCTGCGCAAACTGAACGCCGTCGCGGAAATGAATAAAACCCAGAACACCATTATCTCGAATAATATCCTCCACGCGATATTTCAACCGAAGACGTATAATGAGGATATTAAGAAAGTCACGCAAAAACTATTCAATACCGCGTATCCTATCTGCGACCATAATACGCTCATCAATGAGACCGACCGAACCACGATTGGGCTTTTATGGCATGAGAATGTCATCGACGTGCTTGAGAAAATGCCCGTGGCGGTCTCGGTCCCCTTTTACCAACTGTTACTGGATAATATTTGTATGGCGGATTATTTCGACCGTATCACATTCCAGAACCAGATTTGGTTATTCAACGAGTTGTGTTCGCTTATTAAGACGTTTTACAACCATCATTTATACCACCAATCCTTTCCGAAAAAAGCGCGGTTCAACCCGACGGAGGTGCGTTTTACGAAGGTTCTCACCAAATATAGCACTGAATACAATAACCTGCTTTTTATACAGAATTTGTGTATTCAGCTTTCAATGGACCAAAAAGACCTGTTCGCATTTTTCCTGACACTTCGGAACCAGTATCCTGAGGATGAAATACCGCGCATCCTTGAAACGTATGATATCTCTAAACTGGACGTGAATCGTATTTACCGTTATTTAGATAAATATATGGCGAAACCGGAACAGTCGTCCTCGTTGTCGTCATTGGCGGCGTCGTCGTCGTCGTCGTCGTCGTCGTCGTCGTCGTCGTTGGCGGCATCGGATAATGCGGGGAATGACATATTGGATAATACTGATTTGCTAGAATACTGATTGCCTGCGTTTGATATGTATCAAAAAGATATAAGAAATATTTAGAAACATATTTTAGTTACAATGGGTGCATCAATTTCGTTTGATTCAAAATATAAACTGATTCTTGACCCAGAAGTACAATGTATTTCAACAGGTTCGGCGTCGCATAAATCCTCTAAAACTGGCGGAAATGGCGGGTCCGGGTCAGGTTCAGGGTCAGGTTCAGGGTCAGGTTCAGGGTCCGAGTCAGAGTCTGGCTCAGGTTCAGAGTCAGAAACCGATAGCGACGATGATACCAAGATATTTACAGTAAAAATAACTCCAGAAATTGTTGGTTATATTCGTGCGTATATTCGTAGCAACGATTTCTTGGATATCTTGGATACAATCACCGAAATCGAGCTTCAAGAACATGGTCACGGTCCAGAATCCGCACTTGTATTTGATTCGCAGACGGTGGTCTATAATATGAACGATAATAAGATTGAGGCGTCAGGTATTTGGGAATATATTGAACCGCCCGCACCTGCTGTTTCTACGAAGAGTAGTCGCAAACACAAATCGAAGAATCGTCATCACGGTAACGGTAACGGTAACGATGACGAAACACCCGCGACCAACAAGAGTAGCAACAATGAATTCAAAACAAAGGAAGATGAGCTGGCAGTATCAGAGATTGAAACTGTTATCTCCGAGAGATTTAAGGAGTATAGCAAGAATAACGAATTCGTCATTCATGAATCAAAAACACGTATTCTTTCATTGAATATCCATAGCGTTTATGTGCTGAAGGACTAACGTATTATTATTATTATTATTATTATTATCATTATTATTATTATTATTATTATTATTTGGATTTATTCCATATAATAATACGACTGTGTCTATGAAAATGTGCTTACATCATTACGATTTCTGACTTGCCTGCTACCAGGTGTTCGTCGTGCAGCCTACGTAACTCACGGTTTTCTTTAAGTAATTGATCGTATCGTGACAAAATATCATGATCATCAACAACAGTTGCTTCAATTGTCCCATCTGTGCTAATACCGACCGCAGCCGGTCCGTGCTCTTGCTTCAATGCGTTGATTTGCTCCGTCATCTCGCAAATCTGTTTATCACGAGATGCTACGTCTGACTGTAGATTCTGAATGATTTGGATGACTTGTTCGTTTGTAAGCGCAACAGGGTCCTTGCCTGGTTGCTGAATTATGATTTGACCTCCGGCGCCGCCGCCACCACCGCCCCGTGCGGCCGCATCCGCCATCATCTTCTCTCGGTCCTTCTCCATTTGACGTGTCTGTGCGATAACATCCGGTTTCATTTCAGGCCGCCCCGGCGCATAATTCTCCAACAGTTTCTCTAATTCGACCATATAAAACCGGCGAAGCTCGTGGTCCTTAATGAAATCCATCACCTTCTTCGGTGAATCACGGACGATATCCGGGTTCGCATTCACGAGGAGTTTGCGTTTATCAAACGTATTATGCTCATGTGAAAATACGAGAATCACCTTCATCGGGTTCAATTGGACGAAGGGGACCGTATAATCCTTCAGAAACGCGCGCTCTTCCGCCAGACACGCGTCGTCATTGTATCGGTTGTTCTTCAGGAGCTTGCGCTTAAACGCAAATGTCCCCGCCGTCGCGTGGTTCGGGCCGTATGGTCCAAAACGCTTCATTTGCGAGATATGCTTGAAATAAATATAGATTTCGCTGGAACCCGCGCACAGTGCTTCCGGGTGACTGACAAGCATCTCTACCGCGTGAGATACGCGCTGGGGTGGATAATAATCATCGTCGTCCATATATACCAGAATCTCGCCGCGCGACTTCTCGTGAAGCAGGTTGCGCTTCTTCCCCAGCGTCATTTTCGTGTCATACTTGAAATATTTGACGCGAGGATGCGACGCAATCAGGTCTTCCACGGGGTCGGTTCCGTCATCGATAATAATCCATTCCATTCGGTCTTGTGGATAATCCTGGTTATTAAAGCACGATATCATCGCGTTAATAAAGGGGCGGCGATTAAATGTGGGGGTACATACACTCACGAATGGATATGTTTTGAAATATTCGGGTGTTGACTTGACGGGTGCTCCTGCTGCGCTGGCCGTGTTGGCTTTGTTTTTACCACCCATATTGTATGTGTATGTGTATGTATATGTATATGTAAAAAACTACAGATATAGTTTATTACAATATAATCGTTTATGTCGTTTATACACCGTTTATACGTCGTTTATACACCGTTTATACGCGCGCAGATTACGCCCCCCAGTTTTTGATTTTATTGATAAATTCCATAATTCCACTCCAATACGTTGTCAAATACAGCGCCAATAAAACAAGAATTACAATGGCAGCGACGCTAATATCCAATCCTTCAAACGCATAAAACATCAGCACCAAATTAAAGAAGAAGAAGATAATCGGTACATATTTCGCATACAGTATACGATACTCATCCCAGTGAAGAAAGGGGTAGATAAAGAACGTTCCGAGAAATTGGATGATTTGGATGATGAATGAAACAAACGGTAAAATCCCCAGAATGCCAAATCCGGTAAATATCGACCATAATGAACCGCCAATAAACTCTTTACGGTGTTCGGTCTGATTTAAAATCATTCCGATTAATGTCGTGAATAACGGTCCACCACCTATCGTAAAAAGCGTGATTAACAAAAATACAAACGGCATCAATAGAATCATAAGCGGTGAAACGACATCCTGTAACTCCTTCGGGATACTATTCGTTAGTTTTGTGATGTAGTTCAGGATATATAATAACATGGACCGGTCTGATGAAAACGAGAAAATAAACGCGTTATTAACCCACTGTTTAAATCTCACCTTGAGGAAAGTCCCATTCATGAGATTTACTTTAGTTACACCTTCATCCACGCTTTCCTTCACCATATCAACCTCCTCTTTGGTCAAACAGAACCATTTAAACACATATGTATCCAAAAGAATCGCGGCTTTCAAGTATATCTTTTTCGCGCTTGAATTTTTAGGGTCATCTGCTATCCCGCCGAATTTATCTTCGCAATCCGCATCACATTCCGTATATTCATTCGTATAACAATACGGCCATTCACGTCGGTCGGTTGGGAAAAGTTTCGACAAATTCAAATTATTCATTCGGATACTCTTTGGGTCAGCGTAAAAAAGAATATTCACACAAATAACTGAAATAACAACGGTTTCGATAAAAAGGGTAAGCACGTTTAATCCAAAATCTTTCAATGCTTCGATGTCAAATAACGATTTAGGTGCGGCTTTCTTTTTAGGAGCGTCATTGGCGCCAGCGCTGGCGCCTTTGTCTTTGTCACCGTCACCGCCGGAAAACATTCCACCCACTTTGCTAAATGAGCTTCCGATTCCACCGCCGTCTTCGCCGTCTTCGCCGTCTTCGCCGTCTTCGCCGTCCTTTTTTACTTCTTCTTCATCATCGGCCATTCTTATTATTCGAATACTAATATTAGTTATAATACTAACATATAATAATCCGCGCGGGATTATCGCGCGCCCGCCTTAGCGCGTACCCGCCTTAACGGGCATCGCCTCCCGGTGGCCCTATCGCGCATCGCCTCCCGGCGGCCCTTAATGGGCGTCGCTTCGGTCGCGTGCGCGATTATCGCGCATACATCAATCCGCAATTCCCCGACACAAACGTCAACACATTATACCGCTCTTCTAAAATATGAAAATCATACGAATAGTGGTAAATATTCACATTCGGTTTATTCATTCCGATGATTTCCTTCGTATTCGGATTACAAATCATTTTCACCTCCGCTGCCGGGTCCAACGGCGGGTATATCGTCGTCAATTCAAGCTCGATTTGGTTAAACTTACTCATATTGATAGCACCGCTAGGTTGTAGGTCATACGGGTCCGAATTCAGGCAAAAATTGTAACAGTAAATCCCAGGTTTCGCACTCCCACGCGTCCTCGTGTATTTCTCTACATAATTATAAACCCCCGCATCCAGTAGATTCTCGCGATATTTACCATTTAAAGAGATTCCCAACATCTGTAAAATGTCGCGCTCGTTCTCGGACTGGAAGTCGCCCGTAATATGAAGGCCAGTGAGCCGTTTATCGCCTGGATTGATACCGGGACCAATCCCGTTCTTCGGCCCGTTTTTATCATAATAATACTGGTCGAACTGAAAGTCGGGGCGACCCTGCCATGCGGGTGTCTGTAGGTCGCTCGCGGTGGTGACGATTTCCGTGAACGCCATGGGTCGCCAGTCATCGTCGGTCGGTGCGGGAATAATATCATACGGCATGTAATTATACGGCCAGTTGGTATAATTGCTCCATTCATTCCTCAGATTGACATCGCTCCGCTGGAAAAACATCGTCCACGATGAGACCATCCCCATCGAGTTCTCTATCTTGATTTTCCGATTTCCAGTGACATCATTGAACGTCCAGTCGTAATACGACTTAAGCAGGTACTTCTGCTGGTTGGCCGCGAAGATTTTAGATTCATCATCCGAGAGAAAGCAGTAGGTCGCCATTAAATGGACGTCCGCATTCCAATCGGCGCGGATACTGGGATATGAATTAAGGCTCAGGTCAATACTTGGCGGCGGGTATAAAAAGTGCCACATTTGATGAAGGGGATTCGTGAAGTCGGGTTGGACGACTGGCCAATAATTCACTGAATCGCCTACATCACGTATGGTGAACAATTCCTTTACGGGGCGTAGAGTGACGTCGATTTGAAGCTGATTATACTGAAGAGACACAAGGGGGAACGCCATTTTGGAAGAAAGCGTGAACCATGCGTTAATCGGGATATACAATTTGCGCCCGCGGATGGAGGGTTCGGCGCCGGCCGCATTCGACGTGCGATACGCATTGGGATACTGGTTCAGACGCGCGCCTGAACAACCCGGATTGTATAATTCGGGGACATGTCCTGTCATCTGGTTATACAACTCGCGCTTGGTCTTATCCATATCACGCTCCACTATCGCCATCAAATTATTGCCGGTAAACCTTTGAAGGGTCATACCGCCGACCGAAATCACGATTTCTTTAATCATCTGGGTTCCCAGGTTCTCGATCCACCGGAATTCATAAGGGGCCCACATATCACCCGAGGTCCTGGGGGGATTTATCGGGCTCCATATGGCAGGAAGCGTCACACAAACATACGTATCCATCAGTAACTCCGCATATCGTGGCACATAAAACGTGAATTTCGATTCTTCGGACAAACGGAGCTTTTTCTGTCCGTCGAAGTCAAGTCTAAACTTTTGAAGACCGAAATTCGTATATTTAAGATAAGTGCTCTTGAAAAACGATTTTTTGGGGTTGCCGTTTAAGATAACATTTTGATTACCAGTCGCGACCAAGTTTAGTAAACCACCGGTCATTTAGTATTTGTATTATGTCTTTGTATTATGTCTTTGTATTATCTTTATATTTTATATAAAATATCTACATTATATACAAAATAAAGGGATACATATATCTCGTTTATCTATCGTTCATTTTATTATGTCATTGAGAGAATACAATATTGAAGTTATCTTTGTGTCTGTCATTATATTATTCCTCGCAGTATGGCAGGTATCAGGATTAATACAATCACACAGTATTTCGCGCAACAATGAAATATATATGATTCGTGAAGGACTCGAAAATGCGGCGGCGGCGGCGGCGGCAATCGACACCACGTCCAATAATGAGAGAACACTTAATAAGGCAATGTCTATTTTGAAAAGTTCAGATAACCCTTTTTTGAACAGCCTAGGCGTAGGCCAAATAAATTCGCCACTATCCACGGAGGGATTCACACCAAACACCAGCGAGAATGAAATGACGATACATCAACGTCGTCAGGCCGGAACTGTAATGGATGGTGGGATGGTCGCTGCTACTAGTGCTCCACCGCCGCCAACACCCACGCCGACACAGACCGTAAGCAGTGTCAAAGAAGGACTCGACAACCCCGATCAGGTATCCAAAAAAATAATCGACAATAAACTGACATCTATGAATCCGGAAGACAGTCAAAGTCGGTTCAAACTCCGCGATTATTACATCAAATCCGCATACAACGCATTCAATCACGAGAAATTCAAGAATTCTACCGTGAGTATGGACGCATGCCTCTATGTCATCGCGCGAGGTTGCCGCTGTATTGATTTCGAGGTATTTTCAGTAGATAATGTCCCGGTTATTGCGTCATCGTCCGTGAATTCGTTTAATTATAAAGAGACGTATAATCATATTCCCGTTTCGGAGGCATTCGAAGTATTAGGCAGTTATGCGTTTTCAGGTTCGAAATGTCCCAATCCAAACGACCCCTTTATTATTCATATGCGTATTATGTCACGTAACGTCACGATGTATGACAATCTCGCGAAGGTGATCGCACAAAGCAAGACGATGGCGCGTAATCTACTGGGAGCAAAATACGGGCGCGAATATCATTCCAAGGATTTAGGTGACGATGATGTTAGTTCATTGAGAGGAAAGGTGATTTTGATGGTGGATGGAACAAACCCAGTATATCGTAATACCAAATTGTTCGAGCTTATTAATATGAGTTCGAAATCACTATTTCTCTCGAAGTATACCTTTTTCGGGGTAAAAAATGTCGGCGACCCGCAAGCATTTAAGGACGCGAATAAGAAGAATATGTGTCTCGTTGTTCCAGACAAGAGCGGTCGCCCAATCAATGACGGACACAACGGTCCATTTACGTGGGGATGCCAAATCGTCGCAATGTGCTTTCAGGAGGAGGCGCGTGACGAGAAATTAAAGGCATACGAGGATAAGTTCGCGTCGGTTGGCTACGGGTTTATACTAAAACCCGAAGATTTGCGGTATGTCCCGATTACGATTGCGCCACCTGCGCCACCCAATCCGAAATCATCGATGGAAGCCAGACCGGCGGAAGCACCAGGTATTAAATTCACGTTGTAACCAGACGTTTACTCAAACGCTAATATTTTATTATACCATTATTATATTACATAATACATAATACATAATACAATAATGCCTTCGAAAAAAGACAGTGACAAAGCCCAAACATACGAAGAGAAGGAATTGGAAATATTGCGTCAGGCGGTCGATGTGGTTGAGAACAGGAAAGGCGTCGAAGTGATGCGCGACCCGGAAGTAAAGAAAATCATCTCGATTGTAGAGAAGTTTATCGCGGATAAAAAACTGGTGTGTTATGGCGGGACGGCCATCAATAACATCTTGCCCGAAGACGCCCAATTTTACAATAAGGATATCGAATTACCGGATTATGATTTTTATTCGGACAACGCACTCGACCATGCGAAAGAATTGGCGGATATTTATTATAAGGCGGGGTATGAGGATGTCGAGGCCAAATCCGGCGTACATCACGGGACATATAAAGTCTTCGTGAATTTCACGGGGATTGCGGATATCACCCAAATGGAGCCTGACCTGTTCAAGGCGATATCCAAAGATGCGATTATTAAAAGCGGAATACGGTATGCGCCGCCCGACTTTCTTCGTATGGCGATGTATTTAGAATTATCGCGGCCCGACGGCGATGTATCGCGCTGGGAGAAGGTCCAGAAACGATTGACGCTGTTGAATACGCATTACCCCCTTAAGGGCTATCAGTGTGATAAAATAGAGTATCAGAGAGGGTTTGAAGGGGCGACGGATGAGAATACGGGGGAGATCAGTGCGTCGCGGACGCGAACACCTTCGCGGACGCGAACACCCTCACAGTCGCAGTCTCGGTCCGGGTCTCGGTCGCGGTCGCGGTCGCGGTCGCGTGACAAATCGGCATCGGCATCGGCATCGGCATCGGCGTCTGAGTCGGCGTCCGTAAAAACAGGCGGCGGAATCTTCAACAGCGTAACCTCTGTGAAACGAAATGCGATTACTCAAATCAAACGGAAACATCATTCCCTCGCGGCGTATATGCGCCATTTATTTCACGCGGTAAACAAGCACGAGGAGTCCGTTGGGGATTATGAATATTCCATTAAAGAAGACAAGGTCACACATCGGTATAATCTAAATGTAAAACATGAGAGATTACTTCAGGATGATGATGAGTTTGTTATTTATTCGATGTCGGCGAGAGATATTCGCCGAGGTAAAGACGACGACGGAGACGATGAGGACCACAGCGACGATACGGACGACAGCGAAAGCGACGAGGACGAGGACGAGGACGAGAGTGCGTCGAAGTCCAAGTCCGCGTCAGCGTCCAAGTCTGCGTCCCGGTCCCGGTCCAGGTCCAAGTCATCGTCCAAATCGGCGTCCAGGTCCAAGTCATCGTCCAGGTCATCGTCCGACGCACATTACTCAGTTAGCACATCCAACGTGACTTATTCTACAAACCGAGAGAAACTCCTTCAACAAACCGATATTTATAATATTGTCCGAGGTGTATTTATCAAAAACAAGGCAGTATTTTTCGGCGGGTATGCGAATCTTCTGTATTCACGGTATATGCCAAAGCACCAGCGCCGTATCGTCAACAAAATCCCCGATTTCGATATTCTCTCGGAAGACCCGCGCGCATTATGCGAAGAGGTCGTCCGTGAACTCACCGCGCATAAATTCACCGGAGTCAAATATACGAAACATAAGGGTGTTGGCGAGGTCATCTCCGAGCATTATGATATTCGCGTCGGTGATGAAGTTGTCGCGTTTTTGTACAAACCACTCGCGTGTCATAGTTATAATACAATAAGGATTGACGGGGATACAATCCGTATTGCGACGATAGATACAATGTTGAGTTTTTATTTAGCGTTTATTTATGCGGACCGCGTATACTATGACATTAACCGTATTTTATGTATGTCGCAATTCCTGTTCGACGTTCAGCAGCATAACCGCCTGAAACAGACCGGGTTATTGCGGCGTTTCAGTATCAATTGTTATGGAAAGCAGCCTACACTGGAATCGATGCGGTTTGAAAAGACGAAGAAATATGAAGAATTGAAAGATAAGCGGGATACACGAGAATACGAGGAGTGGTTCTTGCGGTATATTCCATTGGAAAACTCGAAAGGAGCGACTGCGAAAGGAGCGGCGAAAGAGGCGGCCGGGAAAGCGAAGACTGCGAAGACTGCGAAGACTGCGAAGACCGCGAAGGGGACGAAGACGCGCAAACGTAAGAATACCACCGATTAGCGAAGTCCTTCGCCCAGCTTATTGAACACCTTCATAATCACGAAGAATGTGCCTGCGAACATTGCGCTCGTGGTGGCAAGTCCAATCATTTTGAAATTCCCATCTTCGCCGAATAAGGACGGAAGATAGTGAAGTAACTGTGCGCGAAAAACAGGCATCTGAAAAATAAAATAGAGGATGCCAATAAGTATCGGCATTTGAAGGTCGTTATAAATGGCTTCGATTGTGTCGAATTGATTGGACTGTCGCGCATTGTCGCGAACGATACTTTCCATAGATGGGTGTTCGCGGATATAATCACTTGTATTACCATCGTCCTGAAAATGGACGGTCTTGGGTTGTGGGACATAATTGGGTCTCGCCTGGTCGTCGTGCGTAAATGAATTCGGGTTCATCGGGATATCTCTCGTAGGCATCATTGTCATTCCATTGGCGCTGGCGCGCTGGACACCTTGCCGCACATCGTTCATCACATTTGCGGGGATTTGCTGCTGATTATGAAGAGATGGATCGGTGCTTACATTGGGAGAGTAGATGAGTGGCGCGCCGCCACCGCCACCACCACCACCATAATTTCCTCCTAAACCTACGGTTTGACTACTTAAAGGCAGATCATCAATACTGGTTGTGTCGCTCATGAGAATAATTAGAATATATTTATGATAATATTGATTTGATAAATATATTACGCACATTTCATTTCATTCCATTCCATTCCATTCCATTTCATTCCATTTCATTTCATTTCATTCCATTCCATTTCATTCCACCGGCACTACCCGTTCTCAGCCTCTCCCGCTTCATTCCATTCCATTCCATTCCATTACTCTCAACCGACGCGAGAACCCGAGCGGAGCAGAGCGAGTGGAATGAAGCGGAGCGTAATGAAACGACCGGCGACGCGAGAAAACGACCGGCGACGCGAGACTTACTTGTGTAACTGTACATCCCTCTTCCCCGCATCACACTTCACAGTTTTCGTCTTATATTGATAACATTTATCGTCCAACTTATAGGTATCCTTCTCTAAATCCTTAAGAGGTGGTGCGCGAAAGGCGATACACGACCTGTCTTTACACGCCTTCCGAAACAATGACGCAATTCCTAAACCCAGTATAATCGATATAATCGTGCGGCCTGTGTCTGTATGGAGTAATCTTTGAAACCCCATTCTAGTATTGCTTATAAGTATTCTAATATATACAGCAGATATAAATTATTGGACAGGTATCTTCTTGACAGTCCCTTTTGCTTTCGCACAAACCACCTCCTTGGCGTCAAATGTGAAGCAGTTATCAGCATTATCCTTATACTGGAACTTCGCAATATTGTCGGGAGTGGGGTATACGTAAATCACCTTCGGGTTAGGAACCGAAATATATACATAGAATAATCCGACGGAAAGACTGATCAGGAAAATCGGAAAGGAAATATGGTTAAATATATTAAACATTGGTGCGTGTATGTGTTCGATGCTATATTATACAGCGATAATAATCCGTTCGTCCGTTCGTCCGATAATCATATTGTCCTATAGTCCCTCGAACATTTTGGCTTTTGCGGCCGCGAGTTCAGCCGCCTTTCCTTTATACCATCCAGATGCGGGGTCCGGTTGATGGACGGTTGTTTCGTATACGGGTTCTGGTTCGGGATCGACGACCTCTACCACAGGCGCGGACACGGCCGCTGACCTGGAGGCGGCGCGACCCCCCGGCGCAGGACCGACGACAACCGACCCCACCGGTTTCGTAATCACCCGATTATCCGCAATCCAATTCGGCATAATCACCGGCATATATAACTCATGATAGCTATACATCTTCTGTGATAAGTAAAATTCGTCCTCGTTATACATTTCAACCAACGCACCATTCGGATTCTCGGTTGTCTCTACCTGCGAGTAAACGTATTTCGTTTCGCGCATCTTCAAGAATGCTGGCTCAATATCTGTCTGATAAAGCACGAGAATATCGTCGATAATACTCCGGTTTTTCCAGTCCGAGTCCCTGAACTCTACCATAAACGTCTTAATCTGCGCGATTTTCTCGGCGATAACCCGCGTATGTGTATCAGTATCCCGCTGGATATCATCATTGTCCGTCACGCTTAAATAATAGGTGCGGAACTCCGCATACATCTTCAGCTGCTCCTGTAATTTATGCTGGATGGTCTCGAATTTATCGAGGAGCTCGTCTTCGTTGATGAATCGGAATAAGAGGTCGAGTTTCATGCGGATAATCTCGTCCTTCGTTGCGCGAACCTCTTCCAACGATTCGTTCATCAATGCCTCTAAACTCGCGTATTTGCCGCGTGCGACCTCGATATGAAACCCGCATGGTTGAGAGATATTCCCGCAAATCGCCTTTAATTTGCCGTCGGCTTCTGTGAAAATAGACCCGCCTTCCTGTTTACACACGATACACGCGGGTTTAATAATTGCGAGACGTTTGGCCTTTTGTTGTGAGGACAACGACTTCCAGTCGATAACGGGGTCATTCATTAGTCGTTGCCGGCGTTTCTCTAGCGCGGAATTGTATTTTTCCTTCATCGAATAATACCCGTGGATTGCGTCGTTGATTTTCACGCGGTCTTCCTCGGGGATGAGTTGGTAGGGGTAGATGAGCCCGCGGAACTCATTGGGGTCGGCTGCGCGCTGAATATGCTTTTTAAGCGCGTCTTCTTGCTTGCGCGACATTTCGAGGAGGACTCGGGTCGCCTTTTTCAAGGTGTCGCGGGTATCATTGGTCTTTTTCTGGGCGATGATACGGGACGCTGCGCCGCCACCGCCGCCGCCGCCGCCACCGCCGCCACCACCGCCCATTTGATAACTCCGTTCTTGAATCGCCTCATGTAAGTCTTGGTATATCGACGCGGATGCGGACATTGTTATATAACAATAATATTATTATTATTATACCTCTACGATATACCCGTCATATGACCGTCATATGCCCGCACGTAATCCTGTTAATTTCTATTTGGTTCTTATATTCATTCCACGTTAGACGTTTTATTATAATAGACGGATTCATCATCAATAGACGCTTCGTTACATCATCGTGATGTTTCCATACTTCATAGATAAGGTGTATTCTAGTCTGTAATTTCGTATTGTTTTTGACAACGGATTTATACCACAACAACGAATGACCTGCGCATTCCCTACACGGAACGGACCTTATTATCGTTACGATTGTCGTACACATGATTTCGAATTCTTCATTCGTCATTTTGGGGCGTTTGATAGATTCAACTAAATTGTGTAATACGTACCATATTTTATTTCCGTTTTTTTTGATATTATTGGTACATCCTTGACTTCGATGAATATTACATGATACACAACAATTGACTATCCCTGGTAGAGGTTTACGTTTATCATTATTGATATCGGGCAATTTAAGCGACCCGAAAGACGGTTGTCGGGTCAACATCGGTCCTAGTATCGGTGAAATCGTCGGGGACAGCGACGGCATCGACGACGGGTTATATTCTTGTTTTTTATAAGACCCCATTACATAATTATACATCGCGTAATGTGTAACTATATTACTACATGAATTGTTTTTATGCGGCCTTATGCGGTATTATGCGTATTTCCGCGCCCAATATTCCTCATCAGGTCCTTTCCATGCGGGCAGATTGGTAAGCATTCCCATACCGTTGCCCGCGGGGTGTGTTCGACAATCCATCGGGATGCCCTTACTTTGCGCGTAATGCGTCGCATTTACCATCTTTAGTTTCGAGAGAATATATTCTTGTTGTCGACGTTTCTTCGCATCGACTTCTTCCGGAGTAGGTTTACCTTTATACCGAACATACAGAAATACACCTAAACATACAAATAACACAATCCCCATCGTAAAATTAAACGACCGTGTATGGTAAAAATCTTTAACGTTATGGCACTGTTCGAGAGATTTACTTAAAAAGTATCGCACACCCGGTTCGGTCAGGGAGGGCGCAGGCGCATTATGTTCCATATCGTTTGCTCGTTCACTCGTTCACTCGTTCGTTCGTTCGTTCGTTCGCTCGCTCGCTTAGTATACACTAAAAAAGAAAGAAGGCACGTTTAACGAATACCGATAATTCCTGGTAATTACCGGTAAATACCGTAAATACCGGTAAATACCGGTATATAATAATCGCCGTATATTGTAATTAGCCGACAACGACGACGATATGGCCGAATTAAGTTCAACTGTAGCGATCGGCTTCTTTTTGGTGGTATTCGCGGCGTACTCTTATTACAAATTCACGAAAAATGGTATTTTAAGCACAGGAATCACGTTCCTCTTCTTTCTTGTCTTATTAATCGGCGAATATTTCATTAATTTGGCGATGTCGAAAGATATTTGCGGGTTCGACCAAGCCCAAACCGCATTATGGGCGACTGTACTACCATGGTTTCTCGTATTAGGCGCATTAAAGGCGGCGCTTGTCGTGTTCCCCGGTTGGTTGTCCCCATTCAGCAATACATTCGGTTATATTTTTGTGTCGGTCGTGACCGATTTGAAGGACGTGTTTAACAATATTCTCACTCCGCAATTTGATTTAGACCCAAAATCCGCCGTAAGCAAACAGCAGACCGGAGGCGCCGGCTCCGCAGGCACAGAAAGCAGCACGGATATCCCCAAAGACGACATCGCCAATAAACGCGATATCGGGCGCGCTTTAGAGCAAATCTATACAGACCAATCTATCTTACTCAACGAACTTAATTTAGATAATCTTGACAGGTTCTGGGATAGTTTTAAAGAGTCACGACTGATTCGACCCTCGGCTAAAGTAGAAGACCTGGATAAAATCAGGAGTTTCTTGAGGATAAAGGATATTATAGGCGAGTTCGTGTGGCTGGTGCTATGCGGCCTTTTAGTGGTTTCGATTAGTTATAATTATATACTGAATATTGGTTGTTCTTTTACACCTGAACAGCAGAAGATACGCGCGCAAGTACTAAAAGAGAAGCAGGATGCTGCGAATGCGACGGCGGAGCAGGAGAAGAATAAGGTGCTGACCATAAGTTCGTAATCGTCTCGCGTCGTTTACTCATTGCGCCTGCGGCTCCATTCTCGCGTCGCTTACTCATTGCGCCTGCGGCTCCATTCGCCACTCCGCTCGGTCATCTCGCCTATATTTGACATATTTTTAATCATTCCCGTCCGATATCGCGAGAGATACGAGCGGAGCGGAGGGAGTGGAGCCGCAGGCGCAAGGACCGGAGCGACGCGAGACAGGGTGAAAACGAAGCGAGTGGAACCGAAGCATCGCGGAGGTGGAACAAGCGTAGTTTGAACAAAGCGTAGTTTGAACAAAGCGTAGTTTGAACAAAGCGAGAGATACGAGCGGAGCGGGAGGGACTGGAGCCGAAGCATCGCGCAGGCGCAAGGACCGAAGCGACGCGAGAAGGGTGAGAACGAAGCGAGTGGAATGAAGTGATGTGAAGTGAAATGAAGTGAGCAACGCGAACGGAATGAACGAAACGAGCTGAATGAAACGAGCGTAGTTCGAACAACTATATAAAAAGCCGCACCATCGGTCTTGACACATAATACATCGCGAGATACGAGAGAATTCCCAATATGATGGCCACCAGCCAAATCGGAAGCACCGTCTTGCTAGAATAGCCTACCCCGAATTCACGCAGACTGCCATCATCGTTATAAAGAAATGCCGGGTTCATATACTGAACCAGCATAAATACGATAATATACAAAAGGATGGCGGTGCCTGCTAGATTATTCCGAATAAATGGTTTTATGGCGAACATAATTATTATTCTTGTTATTACGGTATTATCGATACTACTAATATAATGTAACTACTTTTTATTCGGGTTTTATCCTGAATAAAAAATACTGTGAGACCGCGAGCATTTACTTTTTATTCGGGTTTTATCCTGAATAAAAAATACTGTGAGACCGCGAGCATTTACTTTTTATTCGGGTTTTATCCTGAATAAAAAGTACTGTGAGACCTCGAGCATCCGCGGCGAGACATAATTCGACGATTATTCATCGTCCTCTGCGTCTTCTTCTTTCTTTGCCTTCTTCGAATTCTTCTTAGGTTTCTCTTCTTCTTCTTCGTCGTCGTCTTTCTTCGACGTCTTCTTCTTTTTCTTTTTCTTTTCGCCGTCGTCATCGTCGCCGCCTCCGCCGCCTTTCGATATACCTTCTATCTTATTAAAAATAGCAATCCAGTGCTTAAGAAAACAACGCCCGTATACGATTAACTTCTTAGCGTCATCCGGGTTTGGATTATCGGTAACTGCCTTCGATTTACCTACTTTATCAATTATTTTCAACAACAATTTACCACCAGACATAGCAGAAGCCGTCACTTTTGTATCTGATAATATATGTTCTGCTTTGATTTTTCCATTATATATTCCCGTTATCACTTTACAAAACATACCGATGTCTGCCTCATCATTACCCTCCATCAATTTCATCTCGTTAAATGCTATCGGTTTAATAGCATCCAAAGTTACATGGTCCTTTTCATTATTGGTCCCTCCTCTCTCGTCATACGGCCAATGTTTCTCCGCAACCGTTTTGATATTCTTCATCACTTTATCTAAACTCCCACCCAGGTCATCCTTATCGAGTTTCGGCGCGGTAAATCCCAGTTTCGCGCACGCTTTATCCGCACCGCCGCCGCCGCCGATACCGCCGATGCCGCCAATGCCGCCCACACTGAACCCTTCAGCACTCCGGTCACCAAATATCAGCGTCGACCCGACAACAACGATGAAGACCGCAAATATAGCGAGGTCCCGCCGACGGTAATACAAATAAAGTAGAATCACCGAGAGAATAATATAAATAATCGTGCGTTGGTTCATTCTTTCGCACGGTGCGTCTTTATATTATTCAAATACTAAAAATACTCCGAGACGCGTCGCCGTTAATCGTCATCACCGCCACCGCCGCCGCCGCCGCCGCCGTCCCCTTCATCGTCGTGCTGGTGGATATACGCGGCGTCATCCTCCCCCGCATCATCATCCTCCGGAATACCCGTCGACATATCCAATTCATGCGCCTCGATTTCCGCCGAGACCCGGTCTTCTTCCAGCGCATCCATGACATAAATCTCTCGGTTCATTGAGGTGACATAGTCCCGGCGGCCTAGCAGTCGCTCCTTTTGAGCGATCTTCTCCATCTCTTCGCGTTCTTCGTCATAATAATCCTGGTCGTAGATTACAACACCTGTTTGCGACGTCCCGCGGCTCCATATTCCCATCTTGTGTGTCTTCATCAGATTCTCCAGTTGACGTTCACCCACCGACATTGCGCCAATTCTCTCGACAACCCCGTCTTTCTCTTTATCTTTAACGCGGGTGAGCTTCTCCTTGATATTGGCTAAATTAAAATCAATCGCGGATTTGTCCTTTTCAATCATGCGCAGATACGCGATAAGGAGTTCAGAAACACGTTGTCCAAGCGCCTTCTTATCCCCCATCATCGCGTCCATATCACTTATGAGTTGGTGTTTATCTAATGTGCCTGCGTCGGATGAATACAGGCGGGATTGCGGGTCGATTTCATCTTCGCGCTCGTCTTCGTCTTCATCGTACCCTGCGGTGCGCGCAATTGCGCCTGCTTCTCCGATGGCTCCTGCTGCGCCTCCCGCGGCACCCGCCCGGCGGCCTTTCTTCTTCGTCGCCGCCGCGGGCGCATTCACGGCCGTCTTCGCGGATTTACGTATCACACGGGTCGGCTCCGACTGATAAATCGTAATTGGAGTCTCAATAACGAGATGGATATACGTCCGCATAAATGAAAAGAAGTAGAACAAATACAAATTACGGACGATATCACGGTCAAACACCGAATACATCGTATAAATATTTTTACGGGTCGAATGCGGCACCCGCTCGCCGAGTTCTTTTTCGATATCTACTTCGCGCGGGACCATCACCGACGACGATGACGACGACGACGCACCCGCCAACGCAGCCGCCGCTGCGGCTATCTTCGCGTCCTTTTCTTCATCGAAGAACACCTCCGCCATAAACGGCGTATTTTCCATCATCACTTTCAGGTCACGCACATGGATTTCCGCATGGCGTATCACTTCCTTAATCACATGGTCGTTATAAAACGTCTTCAACGAGGTATAATGCGACGAAATAATCGTCTTGACATCCTTCATATGGTTCGTTGAGAACCCCCAATGTTTCGGGATATTCGTATCATCGAAATCAATACCGTTATGAATAATCGCCGGGAGGACATCAATAAGGCGTGTGAGTGTATTCCGCATAAACTGGATACTCTTTGCGGCGGTTTCATCTGTCGCCGACATCAGAACCGTGCTGCTTTTATTGATTTCAAATCGCATAAGTGTATCCATGATTCGCTCAATCTCTCGGAACTTGGTTTTGGTTTGTTTGCCGTTCTGTTGGAGAAACCCCAGTACGGATGCCTTCATTTCCTGGTTCGAAGTATGTAAATAATTCTTCAAGTCACGCATCTCTTCGGTGTCTTCTTGGACATATGCAGGGTTCGGCGAATGGATGAGTGCCAGGAGCAGGGTGCGTAATTCTGCAGGGATAATACATTGGTCGAGGGTGGAGGCCGAGGTCGACCCTTCGGTAGCGCTAGGGTCGGCGGATGCGGACGACGCAGCGCTGTGCTTTATCTCGAGATGCTGAATCGCATCCTTGAATTTCTGGAACGGGACGGGTTCTGTGGGACGCGTCTTGCTCGCGATAGCATATTTGGCGTCGGTCATCGTATGCCCATTTACAATATGAAGCAGTCGCGCGAGACTGGATGTATCGAATATATTCGAATCACGTTTCAGTTTACGGATTTTATCTTCGATGATGTCGGTAGGACTCCAGTCCTGGGGGTGTGCGGGGCAAATCTCTCGGAGCTCTGGATATAAATACAGCGCGGTTGCGATGGGATTGCCTTGTCCGGCTGCGGCGGCCTGGTTCATCCGGCAATAATGAATAAATGCCCGATAAACTGTCTGCTCGTTGAATTCCGCAGGGATATTCGGGTATTGAAACCGGGTGTTTCGGTTATCCATGATGGTCGTCGCCCGCGTCATCACCGTCATTTCTCTCGCCGTTTTCGTCAAGAATCCGATAATCCGGTTGTGATGGTGGATATTCTGTTCGCGTCCCATAAAATAATCGATAGTGCGTTGGCTGCGTCTATCGACGGGCTCATTACAGCACGCATTCTCCAGGAAGGGCTCGCTCGCCATATTCAGGAGAAGGGGGCTGCTGTTCTTCACGACGGAGTGTATCATCTGCTGAATAGACAAAGAGAAATAGAGACATTTACTTTCGAGGACGGCGAGTTTATCGTGCTGGCCGTGGTATCCGCGTTTCATATCCGTGATAAGTTGGTTGGCGAAATCAGCGGCGATGTTCTGGGGTGTCGGCATATTGTCGAGAGATTTCATAGGAGGCATAAAATTCGCCCAGCGAAGAATAGAGAGTTCTTCTGGGACGGCTTCCGCGCCACCGCCACCCGCGCGCATATTCCGCAAATACTCGCGCTTCGTCTCCATCCGCTCCTTCATCGCCGGTTTGGTGATAATAAGCGTATCGATGAGCGTCTTCAACTTCGCGAGAATATCGCCCTCCTTCTTAAACGATTTCAGCGTATTCCACGGCTCAATACTCGTCTTTATTTTATACGCAATACACGCAATATACATCATCCCCGATGTATCACCCTCGCCATCCAGGGGATACCCTGAAAAGGAACGTATACATCCGGCGTGTGTCTTCCGCGTCTTCGGGGTCGGAATGGCGCACTGGATTGCGACGGTGAGATACGCGAGGGTCAGAAGAAGAAGTGTCTGAAAAAATGTTTCTTTATAGGGGGGCAGATGCTTGCCTTTCTCTCGGAATAGTTTCTCGGAACGCAGGCGGTAGGCTTCTTCCGGTGGAACCGATGTATCCAGTAACGTGAGCGTGCTCTGAATAATAAATTCGCGTTCTTGGTGTATATCGATACCCATATATCCGGTCATTGTGGTGACGATGTTGTTGATTATTTTCGCATTCGGGCTGTCGTATTTTTCCACGATACTTATTCCGTGAAGACCGCCGCCGCCTGCCGCCGCCGCGCCGCCTCCCGCCGCCGGTTTCGCCACTTTCAATATCCCTTCCCCAATATCCGCTTCTATCACTTCCCTGGTTACTAATTTGAACCCCGCATCATCGAATCCTTCTTCGGTCTCGTGCTCGATTTTCTTAATAACCGCCCCGCTGAATTTATCCACCCACGCTTCACCGTCGTCGCTAATCGTTCCGCGTTCTTTACAAATCGTATCGATGACGACATTGAGTCCGCCGCCGCCGTCGGACGACTGGATAAATGCGACCGCGATGGCCTCATAAAACGACGGAAGCAATTTCGCGTTGGATTTAATACAGTATAACCAGTGCGGGTCCTCGTCCATGATTTCGTTGGCCTTGCGTGTAAAGCTGGTGATAAACTGCATGAGGTCGTATTGGCGTTTCACGAAATCGGTTTGTGCGACAATCTTGTCTTTCAGTGGCTCCATCGGCGAGATAATCGCGTCAAAGTCGTCGTCGCCGTTGTCGTCGTCGTGGCCCGCCGCCGCGCCCGCAGCCGCATGAATACCCATCTTGTATTTACGGTCATTGTATTTATAGAACTCTTTATGCTGTATTTCCATAATCCGCCCGATATTCTTCAGGTCGTATTCGAATTTCTTATTCACGAACTCTGTGAAATTCTCTCGCGTCACTTGATATTTCGCGTCAAACTCCGACTTCATTTTATCCAGGAACGCTTTCTTGATTGCGTCGGTGCCTTCCTTCGCGGTGATATGCGCGATTGCTCCGCCGCCGCCGCCCGCCGCCGCGCCGCCTATGGCGTCCGCTTGCGCCATCAGATTCTTCGCCGCATCCATCGCAAATGGAAGACAATCCCGGTCTACATTACAGAAATAATTCCGGTCGCTGCTCGGGATGACTGCGGGGATGCTTGTATCACGCACCCATTTGCCGCCTTCACGTTTATAATACAGAAATTTGGTTTCGGTTTCGGTTTCGCCGAGATCCTCGTCCGGTTTGTCCGGTTCGACATATTCGTCGATTTCAACTACAGCGTAGTCACCGTCATTTACTTCGCGCATTCCTGGTCCGACCATGATTGCCTCCGCCTCCTTCTTCGCTTCATCGAACGTCATTTTCTTATTCTTGATGAGTTCATCCACCAGAAACATCTTGAATTCGGTTTCGCTCATTTGTTCTTGCTGGTCGCGGTAGGCCTCAATAAACGCGTAATTGGTCGTGTCGTATTTCTTATCGAAATAAACCGGAATGTCGCTGTCATTGTCTTCTTTGATTGCGTCTTCATTGGGGTAGTTCTTCGAGAGAACGAGGCCGAATCGCTTGGGGGCACTGCCTCCCGCCGCCGCCGCCGCCGCTCCGGCACCGCCTCCGCCCGCTACCGCGGCTCCGGCACCGCCTCCGCCTATCATCGCCCCCGCCGCCCGCAATTTATCGCTTTGTTCGCCTAAGACCAGATTAAAATCAAATGGGGTAATAAGTTCGGTCGTCGTTATCGCGACAGCGTCCATATACAACTTCGCATAATCCAGCGCCAACATCCGCGACAGAAGTTCCGACGATGAGAGAAGGTTGTCATTATAGTCGGTTTGTTCAGCCAGCCCCGAAGCATACGCTTGACCGCGCATTTGTTGACGCTGTTTGTCGTCGATTGCCGCCGCACCACCGCCCGCCGCACCCCCCGACCGGACTTGGACATCCTGGAACCCGTACGCTTTAAATACATCCGCATCCATCATTTTCCCCGATACAATCAGTTTATAGATGAGGGATACGCCGAGGTATCGGACGTGATACTGGAATGAACGCAGACGCCCGAATTTACGGAAATTCGTCGCATAATTCCGCTTATATTCAAGCACACGCTCATATAAAAACGCGACAATCTCGTCGTATTGTTTCACATTCAGGTCCTCCTGGTAAATCAGAAAAGGCTCAATAAACGCGAGGACATCCTGTAATGTAAGACGACCGTGGATATACTGCCGCATCATATCAAAAATATTACGGGTTTTCGGTATAATAACATCCAGAAACTTCCGGTATTTATCGCGTTCATCGACACCGGGCTCAAGAATAAACTGCTTGACCTCGCGGAGGAAATTGTGCGCGTTGAGGTCGAGCGGTGTATTCAGGTTGGTAACTTCGTGGGTTGTCAGTGTCATCATCTGGCGCAACATATCCCAATACTGGACCTGTTTGGTATTCAAGTCGGATTTATCCATGATGGTGATACTGGGGAGCGTGATACGCGAGTAATAAATAACGGGTTCGGGGAATGTCATAAACCCGGTGATATTCATTCGGTCGTTGGGTGTGAGCGGTACGAATTCGGTGGTTCGTTTGAGGACAGGGCCGCCTTCGGCGTCGGCGGCGTCGGCAGCCATGCGACCACCCCCGCCGGTGGGCTGGAGTTTCGAGAGACCCATATTATATTTCTGGATAACGAACCGGTGACGTTTGATTTCTTCCCCCGTGATGACCGATGAATAAAAATCGTCGAGGTTGTCTATTATCGCGGTTATATTCTCGTTCACTTGTTGGGTGGTTACGACATCCGGGGAATAACGCGGCGCTTCGTGCGGCGTAAAATGGCGTGCCGAGAGATTTGTCATATATTGGGAATACGTAATCGTTCCATCGCACCATTGCCGTTGGAGTTCATTTTCCGCATCTCGTTCATCCTGGATAAGTCGCGGCGCAATATCCATTTCCGCGGCGCTCCTATCATCAATCGGAATATCGTAAATCACTTTCCGGGTTTTCACGATGGGGATAATCCAGCGAAGTGCGCGGTCCATCCGCATCAGTGAATTCACGAGGGGGCGGAAGAGTGCGCTTTTGGGGGGCGGGATGGAAGGGCTTCCATTTCCGTCAAAGGACGAGAATTTATGGCGGAGTTCTTTAAATCTCTCGACCATCTTCTGAATATTGGAAAGAACCGACCGGGATTTCTCGGTGGCGGGAATATTCGTAATCAGTGTATCCATGAGATCGTCGCACTGCTTCTCTAAATTGAAACGGCGGTATTCATCGGGGATATTGACCGTTTGGACAAGGACGTCTAATTCCTCGCCGACCTGGATTTGGTCGGCGTCGATAAGAATGGCCTTTAATTTCTCGCGGAGAGCGGCGGTGGCGACCGGGAATGCGGCGGCGGCGCCGGCAGCGGCGGCCTTGGCACCAGCCACACCCCCCGCAGCGGAAGCGAGCATTGTGTAATCCGACATTCCGACAGGTTGTTCTGTGGCGTCTTCGCCTGCGCCGAAGGATGACCTGTGTGCGGGTGCGGCGGCGGAGGCGGCGGCGGCGGTGCCTTGTTGTCGCGCCAATTGGCGCTGTTTACGCCGCTCTTCCAATGTCCGCGGCGTGCCTGGCGCACCCGGCGTGCCCGGTGATTCGACCGCATCCATTCCCATCGTCAAAAACCCGGCCCCGGCGGCCCCGGCGGCCTCGCCGGCCTCGCCTCCTTCTGCGCCTTCTGCGCCCGCAGCCTCCCCAAACGCCGACGGGGGCGCACGTATATGAATCTCTTCAATCGGAAGATTCTCCGGGATTCCCATATACCCGAAATTAATGTAAATCATCTCATCTTCCGGATATGTCCGGATTTCTATCATATCCTCTTCCAGATTCGTAATCATTCCCGTGATAATCGTCGGAATATCACCGCCGAAACGAATATCTACCCATGTAGAAACGACTAAATTGTTCTGCCTCGCGTACCCTTTTTCTTCGGCGCGACTTAATAATTCGATGGTGGTGATACTTTCGTCGGTCAGGTTTCCAGCTGCGTCGAGTTTCAAAATGACCTCACCGAGAGAATCGACGTCGATGAGCTTGATTTTACGGCCACTGACCCCGCCGGCTCCGCTCAATCCGCCGCCGCCGCTCCCGCCGGCGGACACATAATCCACCAGAAACATGTGGTCATGTATATCGCGATTCGACGGCGCGATTATCTTGATAATATCACCGAGTTCAATAGATAATGATACGACCTCGCCACCGGCGCTCGGCGCAATATCTTCTTCCATTATTGTTTAATTTGTTGTGTAATATTGTGTTTATATTACCTCGGGTATTGTGTATATATACCTATATATTTCGCGTATTATATAATTCGCGTATAATATTATTAGGATATAATCGTAGCAGTCAAACAAATATAAAGGTAAACACTATGAGTATATACGTAGTATCGTATATCGTAGTAATGTTTTCTATTTCATCTGCAGAATTGCCAAGTTTGCCTGCCTTTGCCAGTAAGGTCGGTCAGGTCGCCGGTCCGGCGAATACAGAGGACATCGGGAATCAATCATTCCATAATTTGCGTGAGTGGTGTACCGATAACGGTCTTATGGTCCATTATTCTAAAACCCCATCCGGGACGTTTTATGTATTGAAGTATGACCGTGCTAAATTGAAGGACGCGGAATATGAAACTGTGGGTCGTTTCAGGTCGGTGGTGTTTGACTCCAACGGCCAGATTTGCTGTATCGCGCCTCCGAAGATGTTGAAGTTGACCGATGAGATGAAGTCGTGGCCTGTGAATTCGGAGGGCGGACATTTGACCGCGGAGGAGCTCGTGGAGGGAATGATGGTGAATCTGTTTTATTATAAGGGCACCGAGAAGTGGTATGTCTCGACGAAGAGTAGCGTTGGCGAGGTGTCATTCGACCATATCCAGGAGGCGATGGCGGTAGATTCGTCGACGACGGGTGCGGCGGGTGCGTACCAAAAGTTGAACATCCAGGAAATCCTACGCCGCCGTATTTGCGACATCTTGAGTGTGCTTCCCGGCGGACTGGAAGCGGTCCCCAAGCAGTATTGCTACTCTTTCGTGCTTCAACATCCGAAGAACCAGATTGTGAATGTCATTACAGTTCCAAGGTTGTATTTGGTGGCGGTGTATGAAATTGTCAGACCGGAGGGCGCGGCCGATGCCGATGCCGGGGTCAGTGCCATCCGCCTTGAACGCGACATCTTCTCCTGTAGTTTCGGCGGAACTGTTTCACGCATGCCGTCCGATTTGACATGTGTCGCGGATGCTACCGACACGGCGGTGACGGCCACCATTACACCCCATACCGTGGAGGATTATTGCCGGATGTATGGATCTGCGGAGACTCGCAGTGTGTCGCTGCCCGGTGTCGTGTTCCATGATAGGGACACCGGATTCTGCTATAAGCAGCGCAACCCCAAATACGAGAGCGTGAAGAAGCGTAAGGGGATGGAGCAGAAGTTGATGGCGCAGTATCTCCAACTGCGTAAGGACCGCGCGATTGACGAGTATTTGAAGTATCACCCACAGCATTCCCGGGTGTTCAATACCTTCCGCGAGCGTCTTCACGAGTATACCCTGCGTTTGTATGATGCGTATATCGAGCATTACGTAAAGAAGAATGCGAAGCCTTTGAAGGAATACGACCGCGAGTTGAAGACGCATATGTATAAGCTTCACTATGATGTCTTTTTGGCGACGATGAAGGAGGCGGGGACGTTCGTTACGAAGCATACCGTTATCAATTATGTGAACCAGTTGGCGGCGGCGCAACAGTTGGCGTGCTTGAATGGCGACGGCGGTGGCGGTGCGGGGGGTCCGCCCAGTGACGGCGGTGCCGGTGCCGGTGCCGGTGCCGGTGCCGGTGCCGGTGCCGGTGCTGCGATTGGGGCGGGACGTCGTTTTCTTCCATCGCAACAAGGCAATGGTGGCAATGGCAATGGTGGCCATGGCCGACAGATTGAGCGCAGTAGCGCGAGCGATGCCAGGAGCGGGTTTCGTAGCGCGAGACCTACCCGCGGAAGAAGTATGCCATGGACATTGACGATTCAGGTGCCGTCAAGTGACACGGACACAGTGAAGGGAAGCAAGACGTCGGGAAGCGTGAAAGTCCATAATCAGTTTTCGGGACTGGATGTTGATATGTAAGACCGCGTCGTATGGGGGCGCAACCCAAAAAAATTGATTTGATAATATTAGTATTTACTATTATCAAAGAATCATCATCAAGCACGACACGACAATGTCATTTCCAAACTGTCCTCCGGCTCCACCTTCGACTCCACTTCCCGACCAGACCGAACTCTATTTCGGTTGGTTTTCTGAGGCACAGCAATCTATGCGGGTTTCACACCCATCGACACATCGGTATAATGGAAAAACCATGACAAGCCCGCCGTATTGTTACTGGATACAAGGCGACAAAAAGGTGCTCGTTACGGAAATCACGCATTCGAGTCTACCGACAGCACGACAGGTCAAAAATGGCGATATTTATCTCGGCCAGGTGGATAAGTATTGGGGGCGGTCGTATACACGACTCGGGGTGGAGGTGGCGGCGGCGCGACAATTGAATTAAGATAAATAATTTATCAATTAAATAGTTTAAATTGATTAAACATAGATAATCTCGATGCTGGTGTTGCTGTTGCTGCTGCTGCTGCTGCTGCTGCTGCTGCTTTTGCTGATTTTGCTTCTTGTAGTGCTGATTCTGCTATTACTGCTGCTGCTGCTGCTGCTGTATTCTTCGTCCGCGCATTTCTTTGTAGATTATCATATGCGTTTCTTTGTTCTTTTGTTGGCATCGTGTTTACCGCCGGGGTGGCCATTTTAAGTTTATCAGCTGCTTCTACGGCTTCTCTCTTTTTTGCGTCAGCCAAAGCTTTTGAAGTCGTCGCTTTATATTCAAGGTCACGAATTTCAGCGTCCGATGGAACGGCGGTATCAGGAGGCGCAACGGGAGAAGATTTTCCCATTATTCCAGTTAATCCAGTTTTTAAACCACCCAAAGCCGATCCAGCCCTTTCTTTCATAGCTTCATACTTAACAATCGCTTGTTTTACTTTATCATCATTCATTACTTTTGATATTGCTTCATCTTTTTTTTTAATAATCGCATCTAGTAACGTAGTTTTCAAAGTAGTAAAACATTGTATGACATCTGCGTCCAAACCGTATTTACTATATATACGTTCAAGTAACCTATCAATTTTAGCAGTTAGCTCTGTTTTTAACACACCAAGCCCTATTGTAAATTTTGATCTAATCCTATCAAGCACAGAACTATCTTCACTTACAGAAGCAGCAGTAATAGCATTCTTTAGGATATCACTAATATTTCCTACTGGTTCTACTACTACTGGAGTTTGTGTCGGCTTATCAATGTTAATACTGCCGTTTTGTAATTTCTCGATAATTTTCTGAAGACAGGCGGAAGCCTTGTCATACATCGCGGGTTCCGCATCAAGTTTGATCTTTAATTCCGTTAATTTATCAATTAATCTTGTTTTAAGACTAGATCCGGATGGCGCAGTAGGTCCATATTCTGTTATAGACCTTAATTTGCCTGTAAAATTATTTAATTGATCCGGAGCCGCACCTTTTATGCTGTGTAATATAGGGGCGAATCCGCTAGCCTTGGCCTTGTCTTTCACCGTATCAAAACCAGCAATAGCATTGGCTTTCAACGCATTAAAAAAGCCTCCTCCTCCTCGCATCGGCTGTTGACCAAGCAATATCAATAAAATATTCAAGAACAACATAATTCTATCAAGTCCAATCAATGCGATAAAAGGTCCTGCTATAATCATAAGTATAATTGGTGTCGTGCCATCAATACCACCAACTTGTATTTTACGCCGAATCGTGTTTCTTACTTTCCGAACAGTCCGCCGCTTTTTATGCGCGCGTTTCTTGGACGCGCGTTTGGAATAATGCTTTGCCATTATTGCACGATTATATATTATAGTTATACAATATTATAGTCATACAATAATATAATTGTCCTAAATGCGTATTGATGGTTTATCTATAGTTCGGTTTTTTGTTAGTGTTAGAAAGGAAGTTTTGAAGAACGTTTAAAAGGAAGTTTTGAAGAAATTTTTGAAGGAAATTTGGGTTGTAAATTCATTGCTTTTCCAACCACACTTAATCCAGGTCCAGGTGCTTGCGCCGCCGGTGCGGACTGTGCCTTCCGATTCTTATACATATTAATTCCTTTATTCAATGCGAATGCCCCTAGTCCTAGTGCTGCTGTTCCTACCATAGCTTTCCCGAACTTTCCAAGCATCGGAGTATTACCAGGATGAATACTAGGACTATGTGATTGATCAGAATCAGAACCAAAATTCATACCCTTGAATTGGCCACCAAACCCAAACCCCCCCCTCTGCGTCTTACGATGACGGTTTGAACGCGATTTTCGAAAAGTCCGTCGTTTCTTATACGTGCGTCTGGATGAAGAACGTTTCATTGTAGATGTAAATACGACGATTATAAATTATACACATACAATAATTCATGAATCATGAATCGTGAATCAAGAATCATCGAAATTTAACGTCCGAACCGGATTTTCTTTGGGGTTCGGGTTTTTTAATGTTGGCGCTAAATTTCGCCCGAATGATGGACTATTGAAAATCGACTTCGCAGTTCCTTCAATATATAAATCCGGTGGTGGTGGGCTTCCCGGTTCGATAGTAGAGTTGCCCGGAGTCTTATATATGTTACACCTTTTCTCATTTAAAACGCCCATTTTATAGAGCAAAAAAATAAGAAAAAAGCGTAAAATCAATAGTAGGAATTTCACCTACGATGGTCTAACTTTTTCCTGTTCTTCTTTTTTATTGGAACAGGTGAAAGACGAAATTTGGAAACATAATGGTCGCTCTTGTTTTTCTATCCAAGATTGTGTTAATTTCATTATGTTTATAGAAGAGTTTGCATCTCTGGTTCTAAATACGATTTTTTTGTTTTCGCAACTCACGCAGTTAGAACACTTTAACAGACGAAATACTTTATTTCCTTCCTTATCTTTATAATACTCCAAATCATTATTACAATCACAACACTTCTTACTTGTGTTGCATTCATTTATCGTTATTGTATCATATTTTTTATGAATTAATTTTCTCAACCCTTTATTCATCGTAGGCATAAAATGTT